TTTAACTGCTATTAAACAAGTTAAAAATGTTAATACAGATGTAGAAGCAAGAATAGAATTAGCAAAGGATTTATATAATAGTCAAAGAGGACAAATATTTATTGCTGAACATTTATTTGGTAAACCAAAGGAAACAGTTGAAACAACTCACAATATAAACAACTTCGATATTAAAGAACTATTTACTATTGATAAAGATAAACAACAAATATAATCTACTCGGTTCAGATAGTAGATACTTTATAATTTCAGGAGGCAGGGGTTCAGGGAAATCATATTCTGTGAACTCTTTTTTGCTTTTGCTTACTTATGAAGTAGGACACATAATATTATTTACACGTTACACTTTAACTTCTGCTCACATATCTATTATTCCCGAATTTATAGATAAGATTGAAACAGCAAATTTACACTCAGATTTTCATATTACTAAAGATGAAATAGTAAATTTAAAAACAGGATCTAAAATTATCTTTAGAGGTATTAAAACAAGTTCTGGTACTCAAACTGCAAACTTAAAATCTATAGCTAATGTTACTACTTGGGTATTGGATGAAGCAGAGGAACTTGTCGATGAAGATATATTTGATAAAATTGATTTATCAATTAGACACCAGACAAAACAAAATAGAGTTATTTTAATTCTTAATCCAACTACAAAAGAACATTTTATTTATAATAAGTTTTTTCAATCAAAAGGAATTGATGCAGGAACTAATATTATTAATGGAGATACTTCTTACATACATACAACTTACTTAGACAATAAAGAAAACTTATCTGAATCATTTATAAATCAAATAGAGTTAACTAAACAAAACAATATTAAAAAGTTTGAACACGTTATACTTGGTGGATGGTTAGACAAAGCAGAAGGAGTTGTATTTACTAATTGGAGTTTTGGCTCTTTTAATCCAGATAATTTACAAACTTCATTCGGTCAAGATTTTGGTTTTAGTATTGATCCGACTACACTTATAGAAGTTGCAATAGATAAAAACAAAAAGAAAATATATTTATTTGAGCATTTGTATAAACCTAAATTAACTACGTCTGAAATATCACAAATAAATAAACGAGTTTGCGGAGATAGATTAATAATAGCAGATAGTGCAGAACCTCGACTAATTGCAGAGATGCAAAACAACGGTTGTAATATTAAAGCAACTGAAAAAGGAGCTGGTTCAATAAGTGCAGGAATTGCTTTGATGCAGGATTATGAATTAATAGTTGAACCTAACTCAATAAACATAGCAAAGGAATTAAACAACTATATCTACTCAGATAAAAAAAGTGGTTTAGTTATAGATAATTTTAATCACGCTATTGACGCAATTAGGTATAATGTATTTTTTAACCTATCAAATCCAAATCAAGGAAGCTATTTTATTTACTAGTGCAATACAAAAAAACAATTAATACGTTATATAATTATGAAAATTAAAATTTCAATTCCGACTTCTTTAAATGAAATAACTTTGGAGCAATACCAAAGGTTTATATCTATAGCAGAAAAGAACGAGGATAACAATTTCTTACAGTTAAAAATGCTGGAGATATTTTGTAATGTTTCTTTAGAGATAGCTTCTAATATGTCCTTAAAAGATGTAACAGAAATAACTGCAAATATAAATGAAATGTTTGCTAAAGAATATAAACTACAAACTATATTTAAATTAGCAGATACTAATTTCGGATTTATTCCAAACTTAGACGAAATAAGTTTAGGAGAATTTACTGACTTAGATAATTACTTTGGTAAAATGGATAAATTGCACAATGCAATGGCAGTTTTATATAGACCTATAATTGATAAGTTTAGAGATAAATATAGCATACAAGATTATAACGGTAGTATAACCTACTGCGATGTAATGAAGTCGATGCCAATGGATGTAGTTTTTGGTGCAATGGTTTTTTTTTACAATTTAAGCAACGAATTACTAATCAGTTCCCTGAACTTTTTGGAAACGAATCCAGAAGTGAAAGCTTTGATAGACAAGCACAATTCGGAGCTAAGTGGGGATGGTTTAGCTCTTACTATTCTCTCAGTCAAGGTAATGCTGGAAGATTTGATGAAGTATCAAAACTTCGGCTTGTCTTTGCCTTAACATTCTTAACTTTTGAAAAAGAAAAAATAGAAATAGAACAATCAATGCTCAAAAAAAATGAATAATTACTACAAGATTACAGAAGATATTAGAGATGAACTTTTAAGAGATGCTATTATAAATAACGTTTCACAAGGAGATATATTTAATATTGATATAAGCAAAACAACTATATTCCCTTTAGCTCACATAGTAGTTAATACTGCAGCACAATCTGAATCTGGGAACACAAATATTTTTAACGTTTCAGTTTTATTTATGGATGTTTGTGATATATCAAAAGCAAATCCTTACGATTTATTTTTTGATAATGATAATGAAGCAGATATATTTAATTCTCAATTTGAATTAGCTAATAGGTTTTTAACTTCTTTACGCAGGGGTAATTTATACGATAAAAATTATAGACTAAATGGAACTGCAAACTTTGAAGCATTTAGCGATAGGTTTGAAAATAAAATTGTAGGCTGGACTTTAACATTTGGAATTGAAAGTAATAACGATATGACAATTTGCTAAATGGTTAATTTAGAACACACGCAAAAAACACTTGAAAAATTTAGAGATTATGTGATTCAACAATCACGTAGTAACTTAAGTAAAAGCGATAAAAACGTTTCTAAGAAACTATATAATGAAATTAAAGGTAATGTTAAAGTAAGTGCTAATAGTTTTCAATTAGGCTTTGAAATGCCAATTTACGGACAGTTTCAAGATAAAGGAGTAAAGGGTAAGTTTTCAAGTTTAAAAGCACCTAATAGTCCGTTTAAGTTTGGAAGCGGAACAGGTCAAAAAGGAGGATTAACAAGAGGAATTGAAAAATGGGTTAATGCAAGACGTTTTCAATTTAAAGATAAAAAGACTGGTAAATTTATGAGTTATAAAAATACTGCTTTTTTAATTAGTCGTAGTATTTATAGAACAGGAATTAGACCTAGTTTATTTTTTACAAAACCATTTGAAGCAGGATATAAAAAATACATTGACGAAGATTTAATTAATCAATTTGCATTAGATGTTGAAGATTTAATGCAATACACACTAAAAGATATAAAATAATGCAAAGATTTAACGCAAGAAGTCCGTATATAGTTACAGTATATGAAGATTCGCAACAAGTAGCAACAAGATTAGTTTTAGATATTTATTCGCAATTAGGATATTTATTAAAAACATATACTTTAGAGAAAAAAAGATTTTCACCTACACAATATAAAAACTATTATAACATAAGTCCTTATGTTTATGATTTAATAAATACTATTGATGAAAATGGATTTAGTTGTGTTGTTGAATTAACAGCTTATTATACTACAAATGGAATTGATTATAGTCCTACTACAAATGATATACCTCCTTTATTAGTTGCTACAAATGGATATTCTAATTATAATAATCCAAACTATTTGCAAACTGCAAACTTTATTCCATTATTAAAAGAAGTTTCTTATACTTTAAATTATGATAGAACTTTAACTTATCCTACTGCTGATTTTGCATTTGATTTTACAGGTAGTAATGATGTATTTTTATATGAAATTAGTAATGGTGCTACTATTAATTCTTTTAATATTACAAATAATGGTACTTTTAATTTTTTAAGATTACCATTAACACATAATGCAAGTGCTTATGCTGAAAAAAATAAATTTACAATTTATGTTTATAGAAATGGTGGAGGGACAAAAATAAAAGTTTATGAACAAAATTTAGTAAATCTTTGTGAATCAAAATACAATCCTATAAAATTAGATTTTATAAATAGATTAGGAGGTAAGCAATCAATGTACTTCTTTAAAAATTCAACTCAATCTATAGAAGTTAAAAGTTCAGAATATAACACTAATACTTTTGAAGATGTTTATCCAACTTATAATGGATATTTAGGTCAAAAAAGAATTTATAATAAAAATGGAACTAAAACTATTAAATGTAATACTGGATGGATTAATGAAGTAGAAAATGAAAACATACAAGATATAATGTTATCCGAAAACTTGCTTTTAACATACGATGAAGAAGGAACTACATTAACTAAAGCAGTAACATTAAAAAGCAGTTCACAGCTATTTAAA